ACAGTAACACCTGGCTATGTGCGGTGCAAACCCGTAGCCCCATAAGCCTCTCGCAGACCCACCGGCCCTGCGGAGAGTATGAGAGACCGGTAGTAACAGCCAATCACCCTTCCCCTGTGGTGGTTGCGGGTTGCGTAAACTATAACAAGTAAGGGAGACGTTGCGATGAGCAACAACCAATGGAACGAGTTCGACGATGAAACGTATGGCGATGACGGCGACGGCCCAAAGGCTTTGCGTGATGCACTTAAGAAGGAACAAAAGGAACGTAAGCAGTTGGAAGAACAGCTTGCTTCGCTCCAGAAGTCCTCTCGTGAGCGTACGTTGAAGGAAGTCCTGAATAGTAACGGTATCAATCCTGCTATTGCTAAGTTCATTCCATCTGATGTGGCTGATGAATCGTCTGTTAATGAGTGGCTTGTTGAGAATGCAAGCATCTTTAACATTAACCTTGGCGGATCTAATGAGGAAGCACCGGCTCCCACCGGTTCAAACCCTTTTGATCTTTCGGGTACGGTCACTCCACCTGTGGGTGTTTCGCAACAGCAGGCTGATGCTTTTACGACCATTAGTCAAATCAGTCAAGGATCTGCTCCTATGACTTCTGAGGGTGCCGCTCTGGCCGCAATCCAGAACGCTTCCACCCCAGAGGAATTGACCAGGCTTTTGACTGGACACTGATGGTTTAACCCATCCAATGTCTGTTTGAAAGGTTGTGAATCATGGCTAACCAGTTTACCGGTACCGCTACGATTACCGACCAGACTGGTATCACCAACCTAGTTACTACGGCATACGACAAGTACGTTGAGTTCGCTCTGCGTAGTCAGCCGTTGTTCCGCCAGGCCGCTACTAAGCGTCCGGTTGATGTTTCCCACGCTGGTTCATCTGTTCGTTTCCAGAAATATGTTGACCTTGCTGTTGCCACCACCGCGTTGACTGAAAATGTTGACAAGGACTCGGTTGCACTCGCCAACACCACCACCGTTGACGTTACTCTTAACGAGTACGGCAACTCTGTTCTAACCACTGACAAGCTTGTGTTCGAATCCTTGTCAGATGTTGATCCGGCTATCGCAAATATTATTGCGTACAACCAGATTGATACTCTTGACCAGTTGGTTCGCGCCGTGCTCATCGGTGGAGACAACGTAATCCGCTCTAACGCTAAGGCTGTCAGTACCTCTAAGGCACTGAACACCTTGACCACTGGTGACGATTTCTCGTCAGCAATGGTTCGTTACACGGTCGCTAAGCTCCGTGGCAACAACGCTCTCCCGTTGGCTAACGGCCTGTACGGTTGCTACATTCACCCTGACGTTTCGCACGACCTTCGTGCCGAGACCGGTGGTGCTGGTACGACCGCTGCTTGGCGTTCACCACACGAGTACTCCGGTGCATCTGACATCTGGGGTGGCGTGCTTGGTATTTACGAAGGTGCGTTCTTCATTGAATCACCTCGTACCTACATCGGTGCTGATGGTGCTTCTTCCAAGAAGGTTCACCGTACCCTCATCATGGGCCAGCAGGCTCTTGCTGAGGCTGTTGGTTACGAGCCACAGGTTGTTATTGGCCCCGTCACTGACAAGCTGATGCGTTTCCGCCCTGTGGGTTGGAAGGCTTTGATCGGTTGGGCACGCTACCGCGAAGAAAGCCTGTACCGTATCGAGACCACCTCAAGCATCACTGCTTAATAACCACTGTTTAGTGGTTGTGCTTTGTTCCCCATCATATTGTGGGTGGGGGGCATTGCACTTCCACTAAGGAAGGAACCAAATGTCTGAACAAAATGTTATTGCTCAACTGGTTGCCACGGCAACGATGGAAGTTACACACGCTGAACCCACTACCGAGAATGAGGAAACAAAATGACCGTTGGTCTTTCTGCCGTGAACACGGCTGACAAGTTGCTTAACACGATTGGCCGAACTGGTACCACGTTCACGGCTGGTTCTTTGTACGTGAAGTTGCACACCGCTGACCCTGGCGCTACTGGCGCTACCGCAGCTTCTGCTGTGACCACTCGTTACGCTGGCACGTTCAGTGCATCGTCCGCTGGTTCAATGGCGCTAACTGCTATGGGTGGAACGTGGTCGATGACCGCTACTGAAACGATCTCGCACATTAGTTTGTGGGACGCGTCAACTGCTGGTAACTTCCTGTGGTCTGTTGCGTTGACTGCAAGTAAGTCTGTGGTCAGTGGTGACACTTTGTCGCTAACCTCGCTGACGTTGGCCTTCACACCAATCGCGGCCTAGTCATGGCTGAGGTGAGCACTGCCCAGATTGAGGCTTATGTTGCCTCAGTCATCGATGACACCGCGACAACTGTTGCCGAGGTTTCTCCTTCGGCTGCTCAGGCCGCTGTTGAGATCACTGGTTTGGTTATTCATCAAACCGCTGATGCCCAAGAGTTTATGAACGCTTTGTTGACGATGCGCCGTAGTGCGACAACTGACACGTTGCTTCGCATCTTGAAGGGATACCAGCAACAGTATGCGGATACTTCGTTGTCTGTGTCGCAGGTTCTTCAGGAGATCATTGACCAGAACGGGGGCTAACTGATGGCTCTTGCTTTCACAGGTCTTGGTGCTAAGTTTGAAGCAACGGCTTATACAGGTCCACTTGTTGTTTCTGGGCTTTCTCTTTCTTCTGGCGATTTACTGATCGTCACGGGAACAGCGGCCGACATTGCTGGGGATCAATATGTAATCGGTACTGGGACACCTACTTTAGACTCGTCTTGGGGAACAATAACCGACCTCGGTATTTCTTCTGGTTCAGGTTATTTTGGTGATCCAATCACACAGGCTTGGACTGTTGCTGTCACGTCCACTGGTTCTTCACGTTCAGTCACCTTGCCCGGTGGTTCTGACGGTTCCTTCGGTGCGTTTGTCGGGTTAACAGTTGCCAAAGTCACGGGACATAATACGTCATCACCTATTGGTGCAAAACTTTCTGGAACCAGTACCACAAACAATCTGACAACTTCCACACTTACCACCACTAATGCAAATGCTTATGTTTATGCTTCGGGTGTTGATGGTGGATCTTATAGCGCACCTTCATCATCAGACCTTACCTATACGGCTTATGCTCTTTCTAGCGGATCTGCATTGGTTGGTTGGAAATCAGCAACTACTGCCGGTAACTACACAGCGAACCTTGATTCTGCTGCTGTTGGTTCTACTTCTTGGGGTTATGTTGTCCTTGAAGTCAAGATTGCCTCATCTAGCACCGCTTGGACAGCGACAGGATCAGCAACGATCACCGCGACTGGCACCGCAGCAATGTCCAATGCCAGGGTGGGTGTTGGGTCTGGGTCTGAGACCGCGACTGGTACGGCTGCGGCATCAAACCAGCGCACACTAGCTGCAAGTGCGTCAGCCACGGCTAGTGGCACGGCTGCGATGTCGAGCACGCAGGCAATGTCTGCGAGCGGAAGCGTCACCGCCACTGGCACGGCAACCGGATCAACTTCTTCGCCTTCGTCGATAACAATCAGTGGTTCGGCAACCATAACCGGAACTGGCACATCAACAGCGTCAGTCGCAACGGCACAAACAGCCACAGCAACAGGCACTGTGGTTGCAACAGGTTCAGTTGATTTTTTCATCACACCCGTCACCGTTATGAGCAGTAACGGCACGGTTGTTGCCAGTGGTTCAACCGCAATGGCTAAGACAATGCAACTTGAGGCTACTGTCACAGTTACGGCCGCATCTAGTGCTGGCATGACGCACACGTTCTACATTTTCAGCCCACCAACCCGTGAGATTTCACCCGTCAGCCTTGATCCTTACTTCCAACTTGTTGGTTACTTGCAGGGCAGGACGCTAGTTAGGCGTAATGGTGTATGGAAACTTGTTCAAAACAAGAAGCAAGAATACCTTGACCAATCCGAATACGTTTTTCTTGGCGGTTGCCAGAACCGTATCAATGGTGAAGAAAAAGCAGCACTGGAATCAGCAGGATATACAGTAGAAACGAGAACATCGTGAGTAACAATTGCCGGTCAGGTTGCAAAACCAAGGATCATGCTTCGTGGATTGAGTGCGCCCAGGATGCAAACATCCGCGTTGCCTACTCTGATTCGGCCAATGGTCGAAGTTACACGGCTGCAAAGAACCTTGATAAGGAACTTGCTGCCTACAAGTCTGCTCGTGCCGAGGGTATCCAGCCTGCTGGTACCCAAATGAAGCAGGTTGAACAAGCCCGCCGTATCAGTGACGCTTCTGGTGTCGCATTTCAGGGAGTATAAATGGCTGCCACACTTGGTGATCTAATTGAGGACGTTGAGGGTTTGCTTCATGGCCACACTGGTCAGGATGAGCAAGTAACCTATCTTGATGGTGCCATCTCATCCAGTGCCCTGTCGCTGGTGCTTGGCTCCATTGAGGGTTTGCGTCGTGGTGTCATTGAGATTGATGACGAACTGTTCTGGGTAGACTCCGTTGATGCCGTTTCCAGGACGGTAACCATTGCACCGTTTGGTCGTGGCTACCGCAGTACCACCGCAGCAACCCACGCGGACAAGAGCAAGGTAACAATGAACCCGTTGCTTCCACGCAACCGTGTTCGACGTGTCATCAACGAAACCATTGAGGCTGTTGGTGGTGAACTGTTTGGTGTAGCAAACGGAACGCTAAGTTACGACTCAGGCACTGTCACCTACGAACTTTCAGCTGCCACGTTCCCTGACCTGCTGGACGTGTTGGCTGTTTCTTACGATAGTGAAACTAGCATTGATAGTTGGATTACTGTTCGCCGTTGGAAGTTCACTGATAAGGCTAACGCTACCGCGTTTCCTTCCGGCAAGTCCATCGACTTGTATGACCCGATCCGTTCTGGTTCTGACGTGAATGTGACGTACACAAAGAACACTGTTGCTTTTGCTGATGGTGCATCAACTACTGCATTGTTTAGTGCTACCAATCTTCCTGCTTCTTGCAAAGATGTTATCACTTACGGTGCCGCTGCTCGTCTGGCTTGGGCCATTGAGGGCGCTCGAACTAACCAGACTGGTGTTTCAGCGAATGTGCTTGGTGACCAGTATGGCACCAATTGGCGTGGTGCTGCCAACAACTTTGGCAAGCAGTTGTACGCCTTCCACCAACAGCGTTTGCAAGAGGAACGCGACCAATTGTTACGCACCACCCAGCCAACCATCCACTACTTGAGGTGATCTGATGCCGACCCCCACTCGCCGGTACTATTCTTCTACTGCTGTTGCAGCAACACTGTCAGCTTCGTTGACAAGTTCAGCAACCACTATCGCTATCAGTGCTGTCACTGGTTGGCCCACAACGTACCCTTTCACTGCCATCATTGGTGAGGACACGAACAAGGAAGAAATTGTTACTGTTAGTGGTGTTGCTGGTACCACGTTGACCATTGCTCGTGGTGTTGGTGGGACTACTGGTCAGGCCCATGATGCTGGTGAAACGATCCGCCACGGTATTTATGCCCAGGATTTTGAGGATGGTTCAGCGCACTACGCTGCTTCAACGGCTGTGCATGGCGTTGCTGGTTCTGTGGTTGGTACCACTGACACCCAAACCTTGACCAACAAAACCATTGTTGGCACTTCCAATACGTTGAGTGCTATTCCGTCTGCTTCGGTTACTGGTGTTGATACCCACATCGCTGCTACCGTTGTTCACGGTGCCACTGGCGCTGTGGTGGGTACCACGAATACTCAGACGCTCACTAATAAGACGATCAGTGGTGCGTCTAACACGTTGAGTGCTATTCCTTCTGCTTCTGTCACTGGTTTGGACACGCACACTGCTAGCACTGCGGCTCATGGTGCTACTGGAGCAGTGGTCGGTACTACGAATACCCAAACGCTTACTAACAAAACTTTGACTACACCAACTGTTTCTGATTTTACTAACGCACAGCACGATCACTCTGCCACCAACGCTGGTGGGGCAATTGGGTACCCTTACGGTATCTTTTATTCTGCCACCGGAACCGTTTGTGCGGATAGCACCTGGACACTTATTCCATTTGATACCAACACCGCTTACAACGCTAATTTTGGATCAGTAATTGCCGCCTGGGCAACAAACAATTCACGTTTAACTGTCCCAACAGGCCAAACGGGTCTTTACGGAGTCAGGGCTTCGGTTACTTTTCCCGCCAACGCTACCGGTTTTAGAAGGATCCAGCTTCGCAAGAACGCTGCTGGTTCAGCAACGGGTGGAACGGCTATTGGAACAACACACCTACCGGCCCTGACAACCGCTAGTGCAACCACCACGGTTATATACGGTCGTGATGTTTACCTTACTGCCGCTGACTATGTTGAGGTTTTTGTTTTGCAAAGCAGCGGTGGGTCTTTGACCACTAGCACGGGAGAGTCGAACACTTCGTTCTCAATCAATCGGGTTGGCTGATGGTAACCTTTGATGTAACCGACGAACCGGTATTCAACCTTGGTGTTAATGCTGCTACTGCTGCTTACACGGCAAACAACTTTGGGTACGACTTTGCTTTAGGTGAGTACGCGTTCCTCAA